GTAAATGACATGTTGAAAATAATTGGGTGTATCGCTCCCCAGCGCATCAAATTTTGACATTGCCGTTAATGTGGGCAAAAACCTAGCTGAAGCTAGGATGCTCCGGTTTTACTACAACCACCGGAGCTGAGGTTAATAGCTAGTTAGACTCATAGCGAGTGTAAGTCCACCCCGACTAGGTGAACAACTGTGGTAATTGAGATCCGCAGTTCTCGCCTAACTGCAGATTAAAATTCCAATCTTGGGATTCCAAGGATAGCTGAGCATCCGCGTCCATTTGGAAAGCTAACTCAAAAGAAATGCGCGTTTCCACGCTTATTTCGATTGGGGGATAATCTAACAAAATGTCCGGGTGTATAGCTCGCCCAGCTTTATATGCCTCACGCACATGTGGCAATGCGGTGGAGAAATATCCTATTTCGTCCAGATAGATCCGCAATCGCATGTACGTTGACACGTCGATAGGTTTGAGTGGCGCAGGTTTAGCACCAGCAGCGAGTGCATGCTGCATTGTCTTCTGCGCCCATTGTTGTAGTACTGGCACACCACGGTTCAAAATGTACTCACCCATAGCTATCATATAGAGGTGCCCTGCGGCACGCACGTCTCGGCAAGCATATTTTGTAGAATTATATGCTTTGCCTATAACGGTGAGTGGTGGTCGGACCATTGTCCAAACACCATTTACATTTACAGGGTGGCATTGACACCACACGATTTCTTCAAATCGGTGCGCCACTGCCTCCGTAGTAATATTGTGTCCAGCTGTGTGGAATGTGCTCTTTAGCGCCTCCGAAGCCACTTGGTAATCACTTTCCTCGTTAAACTCCACAGTGTCGTCGCCATCAATAGTGGTATCCCATTCTATAATCCATGAGTCCTTTTCCAATGAAAACATTGCAAAAATCATCAGCAATAGGAATATAAAACAGTTTCCAAAACCTGTATTAATGTCGCCCGAACATCTGCATCCTTTAACGTGGTAGCTAATTTTACCGCCTGGAAATCGAAAGCTCCCCACGTTGTCCATTTGCGCCAACATCAAGCGGCAGAACCAAGCAAGATCAGGATGTTCCCTAAAACAGCTCATCATTAAAGATAAAACTGCCAAAAGTTGCACCGAATTCACCTGCCTGTCCCA